GTCGAAAATCTGGGCGCTCGCTGCCAAGGCGCGCACCAACCAACCAACCACAGGAAGGCAAGACAAATGAGAACCACGATGACCGTGCACGCCGATCAGAACCAAACCGTGTGGTCCGCCGCCCGCGGCGGCTCCATCTGGGTGACATTCGGGACCGTCACCTTGTTCGTCAATCCCGGGAACGTCGAGGTTATTCGCGAGTTCACGAACGCCCTCACCCTGGCAGCCGACTACGCGGAACAAGCCAACCGGCCAGATAAGACCAACCCTGACGTCAGTATCCACCTGTACGAGAAAGGAGAAAACAATGGATAAAAAACAGTGGGACCACCAACTGTCCACCCTGGCGACCGTGGAACAGTACGGGCTGGAGGTGTCGTCCCTGGAACTGAAACTGATGCGAGTGAAGAAGGAACGGGACACCGCAATCCGGCAGGCTTCGGCGGCAGGGAACTCCGCCCAGAAGACCGCGAACGCCGCGCACCTCACCCGTGACATGGTGTACAAACTGATCAGGCCACGGGCGTGACACGCCAAAGCTGCGGCAACCAGCGGCCACGGTCACCAACCGTTACGGTAGGCGAGTGCCGTTGCAGCATCACGTCCTCAACGCCGATGTGCTACGCCTCCTCGACCAGGCGGCGTGCGCTCACCCCGACGTGGACCCGACCCGGTTCGATGCCCACTACTGGTCGGAGCGGGCACGGGAAACCGTCGCCACGTACTGCCACAAATGCCCAGCCATCGCCTCATGCGCGACCGTCATTCTTGGCCCCGCCAAACACGCCTCGTTCACCGGGATCGCGTCCGGCCTCGTGTGGCGTGCCGGTAAACCTGTACGCCAACCACTGAAACGGAGAAGGAAAAAACAATGACAACTGTAACCATCGAAGGCCGCCTAGGGGCAGACCCGGAACTCAAGTACACGGCCGCGGGTAAACCCGTATGCTCATTCCCGGTCGTGTCGTCACGCAACCACAAGGACGATGCGGGGAACTGGAACGAGACGGAGACAACGTGGCGCCGTGTCACCTGCTGGGACGGGCTCGCTGAGAACGTCACCGAGTCTGTTCGTAAAGGGGACCAGGTTATTTTGAGTGGCCGCGAGTACATGGAAGAATACGAAACCAACTCGGGGGAGAAACGCACCTCCCTGAAAGTGACCGCGTACACGGTCGGCGCTGACCTGAAACGGTCCAAGTGGCAGAAGAACCGCACCGAACGCCCCACCGGGAAACCAGCCAACGACCCGTGGCAGTCCGGCCCAGCCGTTGAGGCACCGTTCTAATGGCCGCCATTATCGCCGTGGTCCTGTTCGGTTCCCTCCTCGTCGCGTTCATCCTGGCAGGCTTCGACGGGTGGGAGCATTTGGCCCGCGAACGCCGCAACCGGCGTGAAACCCAAGCAGACCAGATCAGGGAACTAGCAGCGCTCGTCATGGAACTACGCGACGACAAGTGGAACCTGTACCACGACCTCACCCGGGAGCAGTCCGCCCGGGAGGACGCCGAAACCGCGATGATTGAACTGTGGAAGCGGACACCATGAACCGCCCTGGCGCTGATCGCATGAACGCAGCCGATAAGTTTGTTGCCTTCCACCAGGCGAACCCGGGCGTGTACGCGAAACTGCACGCCTACGCCCTGGAAGCCCGCGCCGCGGCCCGTGACCATATCGGGATCGCGATGCTGCTGGAACGGTTCCGCTGGTACACGGCAGTGGAAACCACCGACCCCGACTTCAAAGTAGCGAACAACCATAAACCGTACTACGCGCGCCTGCTGATGCGCAACGACCCGAACCTCGCCGGACTGTTCGTCCTCCACACAATCCGCTACCCGCTACCCGAAGGTGTCACGTGAGGTGCCCGGCGGAACACGACCCGTACCAGTGCTGGCTGAACACCGGCCACCCCGGGGAACACGTCGGCTACGGTGACCCCAACAACCCGGCGATCCGGTGGCCCAACCCGCACCGGCTCATGGATCGTCTACGAAAACGGAAACGATAACGCACGTATCGCAGCCGGTCACGCGCGCGTGACAGCACCCGGCCCGTTTCACGGCTAGACTCCGGGCAACACGAAAACACCCGGGGCGAAGGAGCGACCGCATGGCTGATCCAAGGCACAAGAAACCACGTTCACACTGGACAGAACTCGGATCAAGCGGGCTGAAACAATCCGGGGGGCTGATCGACGAGGAGTTCCTGCCCATGCTCCGCGGGGACCAGGGGCGCCGGTTCCTGAAAGAAATGGCCGACAACTCCCCGATTGCCGGGGCGATCCTGTTCGCGTTCGAGAAAATCATTCTCAACCTGGAGTGGCGCGTGGACCCCGCGGAGGAAACCGGCGACGACGACGCCGCCCTCGACGTGGCCGTGTTCGTGGACTCCTGCCGGAACGACATGGAGCAGTCGTGGAATTCCACCCTGTCCGAGATTTGCACCATGTTCACCTACGGCTGGTCGTTGACCGAGACAGTGTTCAAGCAGCGCCTAGGCCCGACCGCCGACCCAACGAAACGGTCCAAGTTCACGGACGGGCGGATTGGGTGGAGGAAGTGGGCGCCACGAGCCCAAGACACCCTGTTGCAATGGGACATCGACGACGTCACCGGCGACGTCCTGGGCATGACCCAGATGGACCCGTACGCCGGGCGGCGCGGCGCCGTCACCATTCCCCTCACGAAGGCGCTCCTGTTCAAAACAACATCCACGAAAACGAATCCGGAAGGCCGGTCCCTACTCCGCAACGGTGCACCGTCCTGGTACTTGCAGAAAAGGATGCAAGAAATCGAGGCCGTCGGTGTTGAGCGTGACCTCGCGGGGCTACCCGTCGCGTGGGTTCCCCAAGAATGGCTGATGGACACCGCCACCGCATCCGAGGTCGCGGCGTTGGCATCGGTGAAAGACATTGTGAAAAACGTGAAACGGAACGAGCAGGAAGGCATCGTGCTCCCCGCCGTCATCGACGCCGAGAATGCGCGCATGGTCAAGACCGTCGACTTCCAGCTCCTCAACTCCGGTGGGGCACGCAACTTCGACACCGACAAAATCATCACCAGGTATGAGCAGCGCATAGCCATGTCCGTCCTCATGGACTTCCTCCTGTTGGGCCATGAGGCCGTCGGCAGTAAAGCCCTCAGCGTGTCAAAGATTGACCTGTGGACAATGGCCGTCGACGCGATCGCCTGCTCCATCGCCGAAACAGTCACCACCAACGCGATCCCGCAACTGTGCACCCTGAACGGTATCGAACGGTCGATGGCGCCCAGCCTCACGTACGGGGACGTGAACCCGACCGATGTGGCCGGGATCGCCGCAGCCGTGCACCAGTTGGCTGCCGTCGGCGCGATCACACCCGACGACAACCTTGAGGGCGTGCTCCGCGACATCCTCGGCCTGCCACCGCAGGAAGAAGCAAACCGGGGCGACCTCGGCCTACCCGAAGAACCAGAACCAGAACCGGCACCCGAACCCGAACCAGGCCCGGAACCGTGACCCGAGAATCCCGCCTGAAACGCGAGTTCCGCGACGCGTGTAAAAAGCTCGCTGCCTCGTTCCCGCCGTCCGGGGTCGCGGCGTTGGATGCACGCGACACCGACCAGGCCGCCGGGTCGTACGACTGGCACGGGTTCACCCTCACCCTCGAACGCGTGTACGAAACCGAACTGCACGCCCAGGTGGTTGCCTCAGCCACCGCCGAAGCCCACACCCTGACCCGTTTCGGGAAGGCACGACGACCTGCTGGGCGCATCACCGTGGACCAGTTCAACGCCGCCTGGCGGCTGGACCGGGTTGACCCGCGCATGGCCGCATGGGCGCGGCAGCATTCAGCAAACCTTGTCCGGGGGATCACGGCCTCAACCCGGCAAAGCGTGCGGGACATCATTGTGCGCGCGTACACGAACAACGTGTCATGGTCGGACACGGCGAAAGTGCTCCGAACCGTCGTCGGCCCAAACCCTGCCGCCACGGCCGCGATTGAGAAAGCGATTGGGGTGAACCGAGACGCGTTTGTTGCGTCGGGCCTGTCCCGTTACGCCGCCGACGCGAAAGCCATGAGCATTGCGGAGAAAGCCACCGAACGCGCCGTCCGCGCGAGGGCGACAACGATCGCCAGAACGGAAATGGTGAACGCCGGTAACGAGGGCTTGTTGCAGTCCCTCCTCCAGGCGCAAGATGCGGGCCTGCTCCCGCAGGACGCACACAAAATGTGGATCGCCGCTGACCCGTGCCCGATCTGTGAGGAACTGAACGGGGAAATGGTCCCGATCGGTCAGGAGTTCCACACCGGGGACATGGCACCCACGGCTCACCCGAACTGCCGTTGCACTATC